AAGGTGTTAAAACAAGCTTACTTTGCTAAGTTGTCAAAACGGGTAGGCTACAAAGTTAAACCAATCAGACAAGGTGTACTACTATCGTCCAGATACGGTGCACTCGATAACTTACTTCATAATTTAGTGTGGAAGATGCACGCGCCTGATGCGCCGGCATTAAATGACAAGCTAGTTAGAGACCATGACGCCTACTTCAGACCTTTCGGGGCTAAATCAACAAGTACTTTGGCTATTACTGAGTTAACTAGTGCCGGCGTTCCTTTTATCAAAGCACTTATACAGCTTTATAAAGTACCGGATAAACGCTGGGTTAGAAAATTATTAACTATCCGCCCTTTCTTTTATATCAAGGTCATCCAAACTGCTAGCAAGATATTCAAAAGCATGGATTATCAGAAGGCATTCGTGGACCTTGTGGCAGAGGAAGGCGGAAGAACAGGGTACATCCAATCTTGGCCAATATGGAATGATGGGCAAGCTTTGCTTACTGTAACTGATTTTCTCAAGCTTATGCGTCACCAGTATGGTGAACGTCGAGTCTTATTATTCCTAAAAAACGCCGACTCCTATTCGGAAGTAAAAGATACGGCGGATATGTATAACCGATTATCGAGAGCTAGGAAAAAGGAAATTTGGGCAAGGCGTATTCAAATTAAGGATCTGCATGATGAGATTGTGTGCATATCTAAATTTGAAAAAGCAGAAAATGTACCAGTACAGCGCAGCCTACTTCATAAAAAACTAATAGACTCTGTTGATGGACTAGATTTTACTGTGATAAAAACAACGCACGACATAATTCGGCTAGGTGTTCAGCTCAATAATTGTGTAGGTACCTATGTAGAAAAAGTCAAAGATCAAAAATGTGCTATCGTTGGTGTCTATAAAAGCGACAAGCCTGTGGCCTGCATCGAAGTAAACCCTACAGATACCTCTGAAGCCTTTACCGTAATACACCAGGCTAAGCTAAAAAACAACCGAGGTGTACGCGATAATCACAACATTAATTATGCTGTATGCCAATGGATTAAAAAACATCGATTACAAGTACCTAAATATTTAGGGGACATCCATTTTGCGAAGGGAGGAGTGATGTAACATATGGATACAAATATCATAATAGCTACGGGCAAAAGTCGCTCCGCCCGTAGCTGGAAGTCTCAGAAAATGACTTGGAGTGCTTTGGCCAATAAGTTGGCCGAGCCTACTGTAACAAATGAAACGGCTGCTGAATACGCCAAGATGTCTAAGGCCGAGAAAGGCCAAAAGAAAGACGTCGGCGGTTTCGTAGGTGGTTATATCCCTAAAAATGGTAGACGGATTAGAGGAGCTGTTAAGGAGCGATATTTAATCACGCTTGATGCGGACTCGCCTAGTGATGATTTCCTCTTAGACCTAGATATGGAATTAGGCGGTATGGAGTACGTACTTTACAGTACGCACAGCCACACCGCTGACAATCCTCGCTATCGTATCATCATTCCCGTTGATAGGGCAATGACTCCTGACGAATACCAAGCTGTATCTAGACGTATCGCCGATGATATTGGCATCGATTCCTTTGACCCGTCCACGCACCAGGCAGAACGTCTGATGTACTGGCCAAGTTGTCCAAAGGATGTGGAATACGTATATCAGCACAGCGAAGGCAGCTTAATTTCTGTTGATCAATACCTTAACACCTACAGAGATTGGCGAGATACGAGCCTTTGGCCAACATCGAGTAAGGAGTCACAAATTCGCCTTGATGCGGCTAAAAAACAAGGTAATCCCTTAGAGAAAAAAGGGTTACTAGGGGCATTTTGTAGGAGCTATAGTATCACAGAAGCTATTCAAAAGTTTCTCCCTGAAGTCTATGAGCCTACAGCTGTAGAAGACCGTTACACGTATACCGGGGGGAGCTCAGTAGCCGGTCTTGTCATTTATGACAATGATATTTTTGCTTACTCCAACCATGCGACTGACCCTATCAGTGGTAAGCTCGTTAATGCGTTTGACCTAGTCCGCATCCACTTATTTGGCGCTGAAGACGCCGACGCGGATCCACAAACAAAAGTAACGGATTTACCAAGTTACAGAGCTATGATAGATTTTGTTAACGACGACGGCGCAGCACCAATTCTGCTCGACAAGGAACGAATGGCGGATATGGACTTCGAGGACATCACTGAAGACGAGGAAGACTTCCTTGAAAAGCTCAAACGTGACCGCAGAGGTACACCAGAGTCTGACGTGTTCAACTGCTTAGTAGTTCTTAAATACGACCCCGCATTAAGAGGACGTATCCGCCTCGATGAATTCGCGCATCGGTTAGTTGTAACTGACGACTTACCGTGGCGAGGTAAGGACGAAACCCCTTATTGGACCGATACGGATGATGCGTGCCTTCGTAACTACTTTGCTACAAAATACCTGATCAAGGGTAAAGGCATCATCGACGATGCCTTGCAGGAAGTCACGCAAGATAACAAATTCCATCCTGTGCGTGAGTATTTAACTGGTGTAACCTGGGACGGTACTTGTAGAGTCGACACTCTCTTCATTGATTATATCGGGGCAGAGGATACCGAATACATCAGGGCCGTTACCCGTAAATGGATGTGCGGTGCCGTAGCACGTGTCATGAATCCAGGTGTTAAGTTCGATACAGCAATCGTATTATACGGTTCACAGGGTCTTGGTAAATCCTTAATCCTGGAGCGATTAGGCCGTAAATGGTTTAACAATTCACTCGTGGACATCAAAACCAAAGACGCCCTAGAACAAATTCAGGGTTCCTGGATTAATGAACTCGCAGAACTCGCACCGACCTATAAGAACGATAATGAAATCGTTAAGGCCTTTATCAGCCGTACCTCAGACCGGTTCCGTTCCCCTTATGGGAGACGTACCGAAGAGTACCCACGCCAATGTGTATTCGCCGGTTCTACTAATAATCTTATGTTCCTTAAGGACCGTACCGGTAACCGCAGATTCTGGCCAGTCACAGGCGACAAAGATCATAAAACTAAGAACGCCTGGGAGCTATCAAAAGAGGACATAGACCAATTGTGGGCAGAAGCTTATTACTATTGGTCCGAGGGTGAATCATTAGTTCTTGAAGGAGAACTTGAAGAAGAAGCCCTTAGAATCCAATTATCACACACAGAAGGTGGCGAACTCGTAGGTCTCATTGAAGAATACCTTGATATGTTATTACCTGAAAACTGGGAGTCGCTTGATATCTTTGATAGACGTGATTATATCAGGAATTATGGCGATGATGATCATTGTGGTTCAGTGCAGCGGGAGCGGGTGTGTGCCCTTGAGATATGGTGTGAAGTGATGGAGGGGGACAGGAAGAACCTGCAGAACGCAAAGGCTAGAGAAATTACCGATATATTGCAAGCAATGAGAGGGTGGAGTCCTTACACAAAGGGAACTGGAAAAGCACGCTTCGGTAAGCTTTATGGCCCGCAGAGGGCGTTTGTAAGGGAAGGTACAGATCTTCTATCAATCTATAAACGTAATCACGAAAAGTAGGTGTGTCCAATTATTTAAGGTGTGTCCGATTTTTAATGTGTATATACGTTTGTAAAAATAATTATACACTTCTATACATCGATAAATTTTGATATATGCTAATAATCGGACACACTAAACACGCTTGGACACGCTAATTGGACACGGGCAAAAAGCAGATAAATGTTAATATAAGCAGTAATATGTATCTAGTGTGTCCAATTATTTATATAAAAAATAAAAAATAAATATATGAATAATCGTATGTATACGTATACACGTAAAAAACACAAATACGCGTATATATATATTCTGGCAAAAAATCGGACAAATTGGACACACCCCCCCCATAAACCCAGTAATCGCGTGGCTTTACAAGCGTGTCCGATAGTGTGTCCAATCATTTATTGAGAACGAGGTGAGAATAATCGAAAAGGATATCGAACGTTGGTTAGGAATTCAACTTAAAAAATTGGGTTGCATATATATGAAGTTCGTATCACCCGGAAATGATGGTGTACCAGATCGAATAGTAGTACTTCCAGGTGGCAGTGTCATATTTGTAGAACTCAAATCCAAAAAAGGAGTATTAATGGCTAATCAAAGAATACAAGTTGCTAGATTACGTAAGCAAGGCGCGTTAGTATTTGTGATTACAGGAATGATAGAAGCTAAGTTATTTGTTGATGACATGGAAAGGGTAATACATGAACTTTCGTCCACACGAATACCAGGAAATAGCCATACAACGAATCATTGATCATACGCACTACGGGCTGTTACTTGACATGGGGTTAGGTAAGACCGTTTCCACGTTAATCGCTATTGAGCAGTTAATGTATGACTACTTCGACATTAAGAAAGTACTGCTTATAGCCCCTAAGAAGGTAGCAGAGTCAACCTGGGCGCAGGAGACTCAAAAATGGAGTGAGACAAGCCATCTTACGATAGCATCTGTTTTAGGTTCTGAAAAGGACCGCATCAAAGCCCTTGAAAGTGATTCTGATATCTACGTTATAAATCGTGAGAATGTGCAATGGCTGTATGACTATTATTTTGAAAAAACAAAGCGGAAATTCCCCTTTGATATGCTTGTTATCGATGAGAGTTCATCGTTTAAGAATCCACAGGCTAAACGATTTAAGGCGATGCGTAAAATGAGGCCTTTCTTTAAACGAGTAGTTATTTTAACTGGTACACCGGCACCGAATACGTTAATGGATGTATGGGCGCAAATGTATTTGTTAGATGGCGGTGAACGATTAGGTAAAACCCTTACTGAGTATCGGTTACGATACTTTACCCCGGATAAAACAAACGGGCATATCGTGTATAGCTATCGACTACTACCGGGCGGCGATAAGGCGATATTCGGTAAGATGCAAGATATCTGTATGAGTTTAAAAGCTAAGGATTATCTAAACCTTCCAGAACGCATCGAAAATGTAATCACGGTTGAAATGAGTCCTAAAGAATGGGAACTCTATAAACAGATGGAACGTGATCACGTACTTAGTTTAGTCGATGATGACGATGTAAGCGCATTAAATGCGGCAGCCTTAGCAGGCAAGTTATTGCAACTAGCCAATGGGTCCATATATTCGGATGATGGTGAAACTATAATTGTCCATAATGAAAAGGTTGAACGGTTAAAGGAATTAGTAGAAACCAACGAAGGAAAACCAATGTTAGTATTCTACAATTTCAAGCACGACCTGCAGGCGATTAAGGAAGCCTTCCCTAAAGCAGTAGAGTTAAAAACTGATGACGATGTAGCCGAGTGGAATAAAGGCAATATCCAAATGTTATTAGCCCATCCCGCATCAGCTGGATACGGTTTAAATCTTCAAGCAGGTGGAAATATCATAGTGTGGTATGGGTTAACTTGGAGCCTAGAACAATATCAACAAGCGAATGCACGACTCCATAGACAAGGGCAAACACAACCTGTAATTATCCACCATCTAGTCACCAAAGGAACGATGGACGAGCAAGTCATGAAAGCGTTAGAGCGTAAAGAAGTAGGGCAAGAGGCACTACTGGAAGCTATTAAATACCGTAAAGAATTGTATAGAAAGGATGATTAATATGGATCAATTTATAGTGATGTTAGTGCTAGGAATTATTGTATTAATAGTATGCTACACGATTATACAAATTCTAGGCACTATTAAGGAATCCATAGATAAGCCGAGGTATAAGACTGTACAAGGACTGCCCCCTGGTAGATTGTATGAGAGGCCAAATAATCCCCCGCCACCGCCTGTAAAGTTATCAGCTAGCGAGGAATTAAAAGAATATATAGCCTATGAAACTTTTAAACGTCATGCGGCTAATCTAAAACGGTTACAAGGAGAAAATAAAATGAAATACAATTCGACTTTACAGGAAAAAGCAATTGAAGCAGCACAAAAAGCATTGTATGGCGTAGATAACTTTGATTATCTTGCTGTTGATGGAGACCTAAACGGGATGTTCGTTGTTTGGTTTTGTAAAACTTTACAAAATTGGAAGGCGATCGTAGCCGGACGAGATTTTGACGAATTTATTGAAGTCACACACAACGGTGATAAAAATGAAACTTATGTTGATATCTATCGAAAAGTAATGAACGTGTGTGTAACATATGATTGCAACAGTCACGCATACATTAAAAGTGTAAAAGAGCTATAAAAATTGTATAAGGAGTAGAACTATGCAAAGAAAATGCAGCAGATGCGGCGAGAAGTATACCTTAGTTAAGGACGAAAAGTACTGTCCTGATTGTATGAAGGTTATGACGCCTCCTACGTTGAATGTAAAACAGACACTAAAAACTATAAAGTGTGAAGACTGTGGTATTGAATTTTCTATACCTGCAAGTAGACCTGGTCGACCATCAAAATATTGCCCAGAATGTGTAGCTAAACACGCCAAAAAGTCTAAAGTGGAAAAGCTTAAGAAGGTGAGCCATGAATTACAAAAAGAAGAAGTGGCCAAGCAGGAAATTATAGCTACGATTACTAAACATATGGAAGCTAAGCCAGCTACAAGCAAGGCGACAATTAAGGAGGAAAAGGTAGTGACACCAGCTAAGATATCTAATATCGAACACGATGTTGTTAATCATCCGTCACATTACACTCGCGGTAATATCGAAGTAATCGATTTCATTGAAGATCAACAATTACCATATCATTTAGGAAATGTCGTGAAGTACGTAGCGCGTGCGGGGTTCAAAGGCGATAAAGTAGAGGACCTAAAAAAAGCACAATGGTATCTCAACCGATATATACGTACACTTGAAAAAGGAGTTAGTAATTAGTGGTGGTGGAAATAAGGGGACTTGTGAATGACTGATAAAGAGTACATGCTTCAGATATTACGGATTGATGATAGGATTGATTCCATCAATCGTGACATTGAAGCACAGATAGAACGCAGGGCGGATACCCTGTCAGCTACCGATTATAGCAAGGACAGGGTATCCGGAGGTAGTTGTAGCGACTTATCAAATATCGTAGTAGGTATTGAGCAATGTGTCGAGCTGCAACGAAGAGAGATTGAGCGTTTAAAAAATATTAAGGCCCAAGTTCGTTGGGTGATTAGCCAAGTACGACCAAATGAGCTGGCAGTTCTTTTGACAGAGCGATACGTGCAAGGAAGGAGCTGGAAAGAACTGGCGCAAATCCTATACTACAGTGAAGCACGAGTACGCGGCGAGCTACATGATAGGGCGTTGGTAGAGGTAGGGCGAATTCGAGCCAAATTGAAATAGCGTTAACGATACAAAACGATACAAAACAGTACATCAAAGTGTGGTATACTGTAGGTGTGAAAGTTGGGAAACTTCACAGGAAATGAACAAGAAAAGGACGCCAAACATAACTGGCGTCCTTTTTGCTTACAGAGATAGGCGGTAGTCTAGCACCCTTTAACGGGTGCTTTTTTGTTGCCCAAATTTACATTATCAATACTGATTGTAATTGAGAAAATGAAAATT